ATCTTATACGTCATATGATTCTTAACTCAATTCGTATGTATCGTCAAAAGTTTCACCGTGAATATGGTGAAGTAGTTGTAGTGGCTGATGGCGCAGGCAACTGGCGTAAAGAAGCATATCCTCAATACAAAGCTAATCGTAAAAAATCACGCGATGAATCTACTATTGATTGGAATGAAGTGTTCCGTATTATTAACATGGTACGTGACGAGATACGTGACAATTTTCCATACAAAGTTATGCACCAGTATGGCTGTGAGGCTGACGATGTAATTGCTCAAATAGCACTAGAAACTCAAGAGTTTGGTAAGCATGAACCTGTTATGATTGTTTCAGCTGACAAAGATTTTATCCAATTACAAAAGTACGATAATATCAAACAGTTCTCTCCTATGACTAAAAAGTTTGTTAAGCATGACAATCCACGCCTCTATATGATGGAACACATATTCCGCGGAGACGGTGGCGATGGAGTCCCTAATGTGTTGTCTGATGATAACGTGTTTGTTGATGGCCGTAGACAATCTCCAGTAACAAAGAAAAAGATAGATGCTTGGATACAAGCTGAGGATTTACAAAAATCTATGGGTGATGAAGTTTATCGTAATTACTTACGCAATAAAAAATTAATAGATTTGACTGAAACACCTAAGTCTATAAAACAAGAAATTATAAATACATATGAAAGTCAAGATCAAAGTAAAAACAAATCAAAAGTGTTTAATTACCTGATTCAAAAACGTTGTAAATTATTATTAGAAAGTGTTCAGGAGTTTATTTAATGGTGAAAAGTGTTCATGAAGTAATTGAAGAAGCTAGAAAAAAACGAACTAAAAACGAAAAAATAGAAGTATTAAGAGCCAATGAATCTTGGGCTCTGAAAGACATCCTTAGAGGAACATTCGATGATTCAATTCAATGGAATCTTCCTGAAGGAACTCCTCCGTACAAAGCTAACGAACCTCATAGTGCACCTGGCAATTTGTTGCGGGAGAATAAAAAGTTTGTGTATTTTGTAGCTGGTGGTAAAGGTGACAAGATGATGAAAGCCAAAAGAGAACAAATCTTTATTGGTATTCTCGAAACTGTTGAACCACAAGATGCGGAACTTGTAGTAGGAATGATTAATAAAAAAATGCCTGTCACAGGTATTACTAAAGCCACAGTACAAGAAGCATTTCCAGGATTAATTGTAAAATAAAAGGAGACTTAATTTGAGTTAATTGTGAAATAGAAAAAAAAAACTAAAAATTTTCACTTATGGGAGACTAATATATGTCAACACTAGAAAGACTACAAAAAGATTCAGCAGAATTAGATATGTTCGTAGAAAAACTAGCAGTAGAAGGAAAACAAGATTTGGTTAAAAAAATAAAAGCCAAGAAAAAATTTTTAGATGACAAAGTTAAACAATTAATTCACGATAAGGCCGCATAAAATGGTTTACATTCCTAGAAAAATATGGTAGAATAATTCTATTATTAATGGAGTAATTTATGAATATTTTCGTACTGGACCATAATCCTAAAATCGCTGCTCAACTACAGTGCGACAAGCATGTAGTTAAAATGATTGTAGAGTCAGCACAAATGTTATCAACAGCTCATCGTATGCTTGATGGTTATACTGAAAAGCGTCCATCAAAATCTGGCAAGCGGATGATTAACTATTGGGTACATCCACGTCAAGAGATGGAAGAGGCACTCTACAAAGCTGTACATCATAAACATCCATGTACTATATGGACTATGGAATCGGTTTACAACTATCGTTGGCATTACGATCATTTTTGTGCTTTGCTAGACGAGTATACTTATCGCTATGGTAAATCACATGGTACAGAAAAACTAAAGTATTGGTTGGTTAAGCCTCCTAAAAATATTCCGCAAGTACCATTCACAGAATTTAAACTTGCTATGACGCATGAACCACAGTGTATCCACGAAGGACAAACCATCAGGTCATACCGAGAATACTATCAAACAAAACAAGGTAGGTTTAAAATGGTATGGACAAAACGTCCTGTGCCAGACTGGTTTGAGGTAGCCGCATGACAACTTCTACCATAATCTTCACAGCGGTGATAGCTTTTTTAGGAGCTATTGTATACACTTTGTGGGACATGGTACAAAGCTTAGGTTCAGAGATGTGGCAATACACTAGTGATCTAAAACAAAAAATGTCCAGACTTGAAGATGAAATAGTAGATTTAAATAAAACTATTAAAGTCTTAAAAGAATCAGCTGATCAGGTTGAAAAAGAAAATGATTGAGTTTACTGGATATAAACTATCTCCTCTACAAAAAGATGTAATAACTGAAGCAGTCAACTCTGCTTTAGACGTGCTTGTTTCTAAAAGGATGAAAAAAACTTTATCCTTTGAAATAGAAATAAAGAAAGACATGTTTAAAGAAAGGAATGTTTGGGGAGATATGGATGTTGAAGATGATGAGAAGTCTCCAAAGTTCTATAACATTACACTTAATTATTCTGGCGTAGAGTCCTTTGCAAAGATGCTTGAGACACTCGCTCATGAGCTTGTCCATGTAGAGCAGTTTGCCACAAGAAGACTACGCAATCTAGCAAAACCTTTTACAGTTGCTTATGAAAAAAATCACTATAATACTTTAAAGATGCCATATTACCAGAGACCGTGGGAGATTGAAGCACATGAATTAGAGAATAGTGTTTACAATTATATGATTAAAAGTTCAAGAAAAGTTCAAAAGTATGTCATATCAAAATCAGATCCTCAGTTTGGAAAAGGAATGTAATGTTTGCAGAAATAAAATATAAAGTTATAGACGAAATAAAGTTTGGTCCTGAGGATAATCCTGGAACATGGCTAAGATTAGAAGAATCGCCTAAAGGTTCTAGAATTATTAGGTCTTGGTCTGGAGCAGGAAAAAACCAATACTGGAAAGTAATGTATAGATATGATGTAGACAATCAATGGGAATCTTGGAAACGACAATGTCAGCGTTCACGGTTAAGAACATAAAATGAAAATTTATGATTATAGAAGTTATGATCATTATGTAAAATCTCAAACAGAAGCCAATCTAAGAAAACTACATTATATTTGGGTAAGGAAAAACACTATAGAAAAAATAGTAGAAGATAATCCTAAAATTAATGCAGTACTTTGCCACGGTACTAGAAACGGTAAAGAACAAGAATATTTTAAAGAGCTTTTGCCTCACGCAGAAATTATAGGTACTGAAATATCACATACTGCTCATGACTTTCCAATGACAGTACAACATGATTTTCACGATCCGAAAGAAGAGTGGATACATAAGTTTGATATAGTATATTCAAATTCATTTGATCATAGCCATAAACCAACTATCTGTTTACAAACTTGGAAAAATCAATTAAATGAAAATGGCTCTTTATATATAGAGCAAGGATGGTCTATTAATGATAATAAGTCATGCGAATCTGACCCTTTGGAATTAACAGAAGAAGAGCTTTTACAACTATGCGAAAATGAAAAATTAAAATTTAAAAGAAGTTTTGAAGTAGAAGAAAAAAACTCTAAAGTCTATAGGTTTAAAGCATGCCAACATATACATTAAAAGACATAAAAACACAACACACCTGGGAAGTTGTTTGCTCATGGGATGATCTGCAAACGACATTAGACGAGATGCCTGATGTAATTCAAGTATTGACTGCACCTAAGATTGTAAGTGGCACTGGTAGTCTACTTGGAAAAACAGATGATGGATGGAAAGAGAATTTAAACAGAATTAAATCAGGCTCAGGCCGAGGTAACACAATTAAAGTATGAACAAGATGAAACTTTCAAATTCTCTAAAAGTAAGCGCCGATGAGCTCGAACATCACGAACCAATAACTGATGCTCAAGAAGAAGCATTTCAAAAATGGAAACAAGGATACAACTTAATATTATCAGGATCTGCTGGAACAGGTAAAACGTTTATCGCCATGTACTTGGCTTTAAAAGAATTATATGATAAGCCAGAATTATATCGTGAGCTAGTGATTATTAGATCTATAGTTCCTACACGTGAGATTGGATTTCTTCCTGGCGATGAAGATGATAAAAAGCAAGCTTACACTGTACCATACCAACAGATTTGTCTTGATTTATTTGGATATGAACAGGCCTGGCCAAAGCTTGTATCTCAAAAGAAGATTAGATTCGAGTCTACATCCTTTATTCGTGGTTCTACATTTGACAATGCTATTGTATTAGTAGATGAAATGCAAAACTGTAACTTTCATGAATTAGATAGTATTATAACTAGAGTAGGTGAAGATTGCAGAATAATTTTTTCAGGAGATTATAATCAAACTGATTTTACACGTGAAGATGAAAAAAGTGGAATAATAAAATTTTTAGCCATTGTTGAGCAAATGAGGTTTTTCAGTACTATAAACTTTATGTGGGAAGACATCATTCGCTCTGATCTCGTAAGAGATTATATTATGACAAAAGAAATGTTAAAGATAAGGTAAACGCATGATAAAAATATACGCAAGCGAAAACTGTGTTTGGTGTAAAAGAGCGAGAGCTTTAGCTGAACAGTATAAAATACCATACGAATACAAGATTATCTTTTCGGATGAAGACAAACGAGAATTTAGAAGTTTGTTTAGAGATGCTAAGACTGTTCCGCAAATCATGTGGAACGATAAATACGTTGGCGGCTATGAAGAGCTGGCAGCTGAGATAGAAAATACTAGAGAGTTTGGACAAGGAGCCTTTTAAATGGCTAAATATAGCCGATTTGATCCCCGCAATAAGAAACGTGGTCGGCACAAGACGCAAGACCAACAAAAAGATTTTCGTATAAAAAATACTGATAAAATGAAAAAAAACTATTTACTTTCTCCTAAAACTGTGGTAGAATACAAATATAATGAAGGAGAAAATAATGAACAATCTAAACAAAGTGATATTAACAGACTGTGATGGTGTTCTACTTAATTGGGAATGGGCTTTTACAATATGGATGGAACAACATGGTTACGGCAAACAAGTCGTAAATCCAGATAGTTATGATGTATCTGAAAGATACGGAATAGAAAAAGAAAAGAAAAGAGAATTAGTCCGATGGTTTAACGAATCAGCGGCTATGGGTTTCTTACCACCTCTTCGAGATGCTATGTACTATGTAGATTTGCTACACAGAAAACATGGTTATACGTTCCATATGATTACATCTTTAACAAAAGATGAGCATGCTCAACAGTTAAGAATTCAAAACACCAAAAAGCTTTTTGGTGAAACTGCGTTTACTAAGTTCATTTTTGAAGATACTGGTGCTGATAAAGACGATGTTCTTGAACCATACAGAGATAGCGGTTTAATTTGGATTGAAGATAAGTTAGTCAATGCGCAATTAGGTGATAGACTAGGACTTGAAAGTATCTTA